CAATTCTATCAACTAAAATTAATGTGTTGCCTGATTCTTTGACCCTACCTGCTAACTCAGCAATTTTGTTCATTCGTTTTTCATCGCTGGTTAGATATTTCAATTCGCTTTGGTAGTTACTAAACTCCACACCATCTTGTAATTGTATAATGTTAACGTGGCACATAGAAAGCACACCCATTTCTTGCAATGTGCTAGCGGCTAGTTGATTAATCACCGGGCCAATGCTAACATTTAACGATGTTGATTCATGCAAGGCCTTAGGAATAGTTCCTGTCAATCCCCAACGTAATGGTATATGGCTCATTACTCCTGTCAATAATGTTTTTAATACTTCTGCTTTAGCTTGATGAACCTCATCTACAATGATACAAACAACACCTTCAATAAAGTCACCAATTGAAACCTCTGCTTCGCCTGCTTTGGTATTCTTTAACATATTACCTAAACTTTGCCATGTGCAAATTGTGTGTGTTTTATCATACTCTTTACGTCCACCATAGTAAACACCAACATCAAGGCCTAAATTAATGTAATCATTTTCTGTTTGTGTAACAAGACTTGTATTTGGTACAATTACAATACTACGACCATATTGCTCAACACTATAACTTAGTGCCGCTGTCATAATTGTTTTGCCCGCGCCAGTTGCAATCTCTTGCAATGATTGTGGATTCTTTAAAAAGTTATTGACAATTTCAATTTGATAATCACGCAATACAATTGGCTGACCTGCTACTGGATGATTTTTAGGCCACACTTTATGCTTAAATGTTTCTTCTGAAACTTCGTTAAATGAAAAGGTAGTTTGATATTGTCGTATATCTTCTAACTCAATATCGTATCCTGCACTATCTATCAGTGGCAATATATCTGGTAATAGATTAACATAACTACTACCTGCTAGGCTAAAGAAACTTTGTTTGCCGTTCCACCTACCTAATCGGACACTAGGCAAAAACCTTGCTCCCGGCACTTCAAATTCAAATTTCTTCATTAAAGCCTTACGTTCGGCTAATTCCAAACCTTCAATTTTTACATTGACTTCATCTTTAATGATTAGTTTACATTGCTTCATTTAACCTCCACTGGTGTTGAGTCTACTATCTTTATATTTTTTCCAACCTTAGATATTTCTATTGTATCACGTATGGTTTTAAATCTTAATATAACCGGAAAATTATATTTCCTTTTAATTATTGTATCTTCTAAAATTACATCTATCTTTGCTTTGACCAATTTATCTAATATATTTTTTACACATTCTATATACATATGTCCAAATTTAAATAAAAATACTGCATCACAGTTTATTTCTTTTAACCAAGGGACAATGTTTGATGTAGAATCTAATTCAACATCAACAAACATATTAGCCATAAAAACTTGTTTGTTATCTGTAGCATCATAAACGGATGGGTCAATAGTTACACCGTGGTATACTAATGTTGCAATTGTCTTAGAATCAGTATTTAATACCATGTCACCTAGTGCTTCATCAAGGTAACCATTAGTAGCGACAATCATTAAGTTGCCATTAACAGTAAGCAATGTTGGTTGCCAATACTTAACCGTTTCGTATTCTTTTACCTTTTCTAAAATAGATTGTGTAACATTACAGTAATGAATTTCTTTAAAAAATTTAGGTATGGTTGTTGTTAATAACCTTAATTGATAGGCTCCATAATTAGATTCGTATTGTCTTGATTCTTTATCCCATACAAAAGTGTTACTTGGTTGATTTCTAAAGGCTTGAATAAAATTCTTGTTATATGGACACTTGAAAAATATCTTGTCGTTCTCTATGGAAACATGCCCGGCCGTATATTGAATTGAACTTTCAATTACCTTTTTATTCCATGGTAGGTAAATAAGTTTGTCAACATCTAATTCATGTTTTAAAAATTGCCTACGATATTTGAAAACAATTTTATAAAACAATTCCACTTGATTAGTGGTTATTTGATTTAAGACCTGTAGGCTTTCAACGAATCGTTTATCAAACCTACTAAGGTTGATATCCTTCATCATAAAATGAACCACATGTTCGGCTGTTTTTAACTCTACCATTTTTACATTATATAATATATACTACGAACTTGCAAGCATAAAGGAAAAAAGGGATCGAAATCGATCCCTATAAAACTTGCTATTAGCAAGCGGAGCATTAATCAATTCATGCTTTCATACATGTAGTACGTGCAAGATTCTTCCAATTAGCCGGGCTAATCTTTACCAAATCAGCAATCTTCAAACTCATACGCAAGGACACTTCACGCAATTTTGTATGATTGTCCCACATGAAATCAAGAACTTCAGTAGCCTGAACTTCATCAAAATCATAGTCTTTGAACAAACCACCATCAGCATCACGATGGACCTGCTTGATACGCAACATTTTGTCACGTTCGCTGTCAATCGTCAAATCAAGAAAGTGACAACGACTTTGCAATGCTTCCAAATGATCCTGCAATTTCTTGCTTTTCACATTATCAAACTTCAAGTTTGTAATGAAAATTGCACTGCCATTAAAGTGAAACATGTTTGGGATACCTTCTTCACGTAGCAAACGTGAATCACTGTTCCAGCAAATCTTGCGAGTCTTACCTGAATCAAGAGCCGCTTTAAGAATGTTCAATGCCAATTCATCACTAAACACGCTATCGCAGTCATCAAAAATCAATACATTCTTACTGTCACTATATTTGTACAATTGTGCGTACAAACCAAGTGCAGTCATTGCTCCCTTAACAATATTGAAACGGACCTTCTTGCCAGCAATCTTGTCAAACATGCTAGCCTTTTCCATTTGTGTTTCAACACCATATGACTTACCGACACCCGGGGGGCCTGCAACAATCATAGCACGAATGTCACCACTGATACATGCACGGGCCATTTCATCAAGAATACTGAAACGTTCAGCAATACGATCCATTGCCACTTCTTCAGTCTCGGCGGGCACTTCTGCCTTTGTTTTAAATTCTATCGCTTTACTCACCACTTGTTCTCCATTCAAAAATTCAATATCATCAATACAATCTACTTTTACTTTAACTTCATTAATAGCAATAGCAAACTGCCCCTCATTTTTTACAGTAACATAGTTACCTTTTTTACCTGTCTGAAATCCCTTGACAAGTGTAAACACTTCACCTGCAACTGGCTGATTGCGATAAGAACCAGAAAGAATGCGAATCGTTGACATATTTATTTGCTCCGTTAGTTAATCTATACAAGTATTATAAGCCCAAATCGATTTATTGTCAAATTTTGGGCCTGTTGTTTTTTCACAACACTTCTGCTGTAGCAAAATTGTTTTGTTTGCGAATATTCTCAATATGAGCATCGATAATTGCTGGCTCTGTACTAAGCGGCATTTCACGAAAAAACAACACTTTACCTAGCATTACTTTACCTTTATTATTTGTCTTTGTAAAGTCACTTGCGGCAATCAGTAAACAAATTTCTTCATTACTATAGGGACGTTTTTTAACTGAAACTTTAAAATACAAAGTATTAATAGCAACAGAATTGAACTTCATACATGCACCTTTCATTGATTGATACATGTATGATACTCCCAAAACGATTTATTGTCAAGTTTTTTAGGAATTGACCGTATTAAAGGGGCTTAAATCCTCATCTTCTTGAACCGAATCCAGTACATCATATACAAAAGTCAATGGAATATTCAACCTAACCGAGACCGAAACCGGGCTAAAACCCTCATCCAACATATCCCGAATTTCCATATCCAACTCAGCCATTTTTGACATCTTTATCCTTTAAAGTTTAGCAATCAATTGATTGTGAATCAGGTCCATTTCATCCTGTTCCACGTAAAAATCTGTAGTAGGGTCATAGTACTGACCTTCCTTGTTATCGTAATACAGGACACGTCCTGAGAAATTGAAGGGACCTTCAAGACCCTTGCGAGGACCGTACTTGGTACGCATTTGATCCATTTGAAATTTGTCTGCAACAACCTTGTAACCCATAGCTTACTCCTCAAGCGGCTTTGTTAAAGTATTCATTAAGTTGTTTGTCGGTCAGTATCTGACCATCACGCATAGTGAAAACTGCACGGTAGTTATCACGCTCACCGCCGGGGAGCATATCATACTCTTCGGTCTTGCGTTGAATTTCACGGCGCATGTAACCGTACTCATCGTTCTCTATGTTGCGGGTAGCAATCCAACGTCCACCAACATAACGGAGTTCGAACGGGGTTTCCCACTCTTGGGCTACCTTGTCACCGTCATCGGCGATGTACCAGTCGACCACATACTCCTCAAAACCCTCGTTACGTACCTCAATGAGGGCCGTTAACGTCGGGATACCTGACTCTTTAACCTTAAGAACTTGAGCCGGGGTAAGATTGGGCACAACATAAACGTCACCGCCCTTGAACTTCCAGTAGGGGGTGAGGGCAGAACCGTAGTTTTCGCGGATTTGAGTGTTGATGACGATTTTCATATCTGCTCCGTTGTTTAACTGTTTAAGTCTCTATTATAGACCCAAATCGATTAATTGTCAACCAAATTTGGGGTGTTGTTTTTAAGCAACATCCTGCTCTGCGTACTCAAAAAGAATGTATTTTGCACGATTCAGGGCTTGACGGGCGTCCTCGGCTCGCATGGAATCAACCTCGCCGTACTCCAAATTAATCATTTCCTGAACATCAGACAATAGACTGGCAACCATCATTGCAGGGGTAGTACGCTTTAAACGCTCACCAACTACTTTACGCATACCGGCCTCGGTCACACCGTACATACGAACTTCACGCTTTTCCTGCTCTGTCAAACTGTTGTAAACTGCTGTCATATTTCGCTCCGTTGTTTAACTGTCTAAGTATCTAGTATAACACCAAACCCAATTACTGTCAACCAAAATACTGATTTTTGTCTTCTTGGCGCATCATCAAGACACCGCAACCTGCAATGCCCAGTCCAAGCAAGCCGATAAGCACACAATCTAACAATGGGCCGTCGTTATCCATACCGCCCACAGCACCAAAAGTCAGAATGAATCCGGTGACCATCAAAAATGCATATGCTCTCATGTTTCGCTCCGTTGTTTAACTGTTTAAGTCTCTATTATAGACCCAAATCGATTAATTGTCAAGAAACCCAGTGTTGTAAAAATACAACACTGGCCGGCGGTTAGAGGGCTGTGAAATCAATTTCCCAATTTTTAATATGGAAATAATTGATATTATCTCTTTCTTTATACCTAAAATTACCAATTATTGGAATATTAGTTTGTTCGAAAAAATGATTCCATAAATGTGTTAATTGATTATCTAATGGAACTTCTATTTTAGATAATCTACCTTCATTATCTTTTAACCAATATTCGGTAAACTTGGCATTTCGTTTTTTAACAGTTAATTTAGTAACTGGAGTTAATCGTAAACTATCTATTTTATATTTTGGTGAATCAAACTGTTTTGTGGATTCAAAACAAATTTCATCGAATCCAATATCATATTCGTAAAATTCAGGTAAACGATATACTAATGGTAAAATAGATTCTTTAAAAATTTTACCATCACCATGAATAAAAGAATTTAAATCTTTTCTAAAGGATGTTAATTTTTGATCCTTTAATGTAAGCACCATTATTTTTTTACTATAATAGCTACGAATACTTGATGCAAGTTCTCTATCTTCTGGTTCAATAGATTGAAACAAAAGATTATCAGTTAGATGTTGTGGTCTAGGAAAAGTATTATTATTATTTTTCTTTCTCAATCTATGCCACACCACACTTAATACTAGAATATCTTCTTCTGATTCTATTACTTCATATTTTTTAGTGCGGTTAGAAACCCCAAATAAAGAATGGCGTTCAGCAACAGAAATATTACCAATTGAATTGATAGATAGTTGTGTCATTGGTGCTATATTCCCTAGTGTGATTACATCGGGTCCAAGTGAAAGTCCAGCCATAGTATTATTAATTGGATAACTCATATAATTATATCTTCCATTCCTGCAGTTCGTAATCTTACAATATGTCCCATCTGCCATTGTTTAGCTTCAAGGCCCTTCATAATACCAAGCCAACGATTGCGTAGTAATGCTACTTCGTTAATCAATACTTCCATATCAATTACTTCATCTTCACCTTCAGCATACTTTTCAGCATCACGGCTTGTCAATGCTCTATTATACGCTTCTAAATATTTTTGAAAATGTTTTCGGCGAATCTTCTTTAATTGAATATTCAAGTAGTTGAGTACCGCTTCTACTTCTTGCAGTTGATTAAATCTATGCTCAGTAGTACCCGGAATAGCGGCAATGTTCTTTTCAACATTGCCGCTAACCTTTACTTCATTTTTAGCAGATATTAACTCTGATTCATAATAAGAAATAAAATCAGGTAGAACTGCCAAGTCAACCGTGATACGTGTGTACCAGTTCATTTAATCCCAGTCATCGTGGTCGTCATCATTGAAATCATAGTCATCGAAATCTTCATCAAGTGCATCATCAGTAATAAGATTTTCATCAGCATAACCCTTTAAGGCTTTTGTGATTTCTTTATCTTTAAAAGCACCATTAATGTCTTCTATTTCAAAGTTATTTTCTATCAAATAGTTGACTAATGTATCTGCGGCTTCTGCACGGTCATATGGACCAATATGCTCACGCAACACTTCCCAAATTTCTGATACCAAATTTAAACCCATCTTTTATGCCTCCTCGTCAGATGTTACATTACTTATCTTTGATGTTGCTTTTTGACTATACTCACTCATTACTTTGTCCAAGCAACCGTCAGTGTTTGCTTCCCATGCTTTACGAAACTTTTTAATGATTTCACCATCAAGTGTCGTATACACTAAACTGTTACCTTCTTTCTTAACAAGTTCAGCCTTCTCAATCATGTCAAGCATACCTGAATAAGGACTCATACCTGTTTCATAAGGAATCTTAACCTGCACACTTTCAAATGGTTTTGCATAGCGAGTTTTCATAATCTTACATGCCGCACGAATACCTCGTACCTCACTAATCTTATTACCATCTTCATCTTCTTTAAGTTTCAATTTCTTCATAGCAACAACAATACTTGAAGCATAAACGAAACCTTGTCCACCACTGATTTTATCATCTGGGTCAAACATATCCTGACTTGCGTATGTGTGATTAGTAGCAACTAATCCAATACCTAAGCTACCGAACATGTTAACACAGTTGCGAACAAGTGCTGTTAGTGCTTTAGGTTTACGACCCATGTCACCCTTCATATCACCTGCTTCAAACTGATTAACGTCAGTTGGTGTCAATAGCATACCCAATGAATCAACGATAAACAATACTTTTGGTCGTTCTGATTCTGGCATTGCTTTGTAATCTTTGACGAACATAGAAATAGTTTTACCTACTTCGTCAATCATTGCCATGTTAAGTTTCAACAACTTACTTTCGTCAGTACTTACACCCAATGCGTGTAGCCATGCTTCATCCAATGCATTCTCTGAATCAATTAAGACTACAAAGATGCCTTGTTCTTGTGCGTGTCTAACGAGGTTTCCTGAGCAGATAAAACTTTTTCCCGCTCCTGACTCTCCGGCAAAGACAGTAACTTTACCAAGAGGTACGCCTTTATTAAAATCACCGCTAATGAGGTAGTTGAGAGCATAATTTCCTGTTGAGATCCAATCAGTAGGGTCGTTAAACCCAATTGATAGACCGTCGATACTTTTTGTTATTTCCTTACGGAATTTGCCTACATCAAATGGTTTCGTCATCTTAACTGTCCAAATCCATTGTATTCCATTCTTTAACTACATCAAGAACTTCCTCTTCTGAATTACATACAATCTTACAGTGTGTCCAATCACTTTCATCATTACGACCGCCTACTTCAACCATCCAACCATTGTCATAACGATTGATAGTGATTGATTCATTTACTTTATCTAATTTGCTTAATTTTGACATAATAGTTTTCCTTATTATCTGTTTAATCCAATATTATACACACTAAATGGTTGATTATCAAGTATCTCGGGACATTGATCAGCCATACGGTCAATTTCATAATCGCTAGGAAAGTGCCTAAGTGCTGTTCTAGCCTTATCTCTGACCAAACTAGGAACACGGGGAGTACGACCCGGATCACATAGTTCTTCTAATAGTTTTTTACCCTGCTTTAAGGCACGATATCTTTCGTCTGGTAATGTCATGTTATTCTCCTGTATAGGGAGGGTATATACCCTCCCCTCTCTACTTAAGCAGGCTTATTCTGACGGGCCCGAATTAGCGCCAATATATCTTGTGCCTTGTCACCAGCTGGTGCTTTAGGAATTGAGATAGGCTCAGCCGAAGCAACAGACTCATCGTCTTCAATTGCTTCTACGGGTTTATGATCAACCTTGGCTTCAGTAGCAACTGCTTGGCTACCATTACCAACAGGTGCTTCTAGCCCATATGGACGATAGTATGATCCCCAACGATCATTGTCATATGGTTGACCATCTACTGAAGCATCAAACATTTCTTTGATAATACGCAACTCAGCCTCATTTGGCTTTTTAGGCAAAAACTCAGTAAGATTGAAAAGACCATGGGCTTCAATAGCATCTTGTTCAGCCTGAGTCAAGGCACTTTCTTTACGTGCCCAATTTGAAGTTGAATAATCAGCATAACCACCTTTGCTAGCTTTCTTGATGTTAAAATCAAGACCACGCATATAGTCAGTTGGCAATTCTTCCATTTCAGGATCCATCAATGAAGATTTGATGATAGTAAAGATTTGCGGGGAGATAATGAGCCTACGAATAGGATTCGCGGGAACTTTGTCATCACCAATTGGGTTTTGACGTACAAACCCTTGAAACAAGTATGAACGCTTTTTCCAATATTTGTTAGCCATTTCTTTAAGAGTCTCGTCCTTGTACCATGGACGAATCTCTGCTAGAATAGGACAAGAATCTCCATACATTTCTAGGCATGGCACTTGTACTTCAACACGTTTGGAATCGGTACTACCTTTTACACCATTAAAGGCAAGTTTAATAATTTGACGTTCTACCCAAAAGAACGTATTTGAAGGATTCGCATCTGGTAGGAAACGAACGGTAGCTGTCGTACCTTCGTCTGCGTTCCAGTGGGGATAAATTGAATTATCTGATTGGGTATTAGAACCCTTAGCTTTGTTTTCTTGTGCTTGAATACGCTGTCTAATTTCTTGAAGTGTGGCCATTTTATTTTCTCCTTATATAAAAATTGAGATGGTCTCTTTGTTTACTATTCGCCGCATGCCAATGCGACTAACACATCGTAAGTATAAGATACTCACAGCGACATGTCAATATATATTTATCCCATATATGGGAAACCGCACTTTTTTGTGCGGTTTTTTAGAAGTTTATTTACCCAATAATCGTTTGATAGTATCTAGGTCTTCTTGACCTTCAAATGTTTTACCAATTGATCCCATACTACTATCATCTTCCCCTTCAGTCATTACTTGGTCAATAAGTTTTTTACCACCGTACAATACGGCTAATAGCATACCTAATGGTATTGCATATTTAGCCGCAGCCGCTGCTAGATCACCAATAGTTTTACCATCGATTGCATTACCAAGAATGGTAGTTAATGCGCTTGCTGCGGATGTTGCATCAGTATAAACTTTATTCAGTCCTTGAGGAATTGATTTACCAATCTCATCTGCCATAGAATAAATACCGGCCCCTAGTCCAACTTTACCTGCATTTTGAGCTGTTGATTGTGCTGCTGACTTACCAAGTTCTAAAGCACCTTTACCAACTCCAGTGGCTGCTTTACCAGCCACTTCAGCACCGGCTTTTCCTGCGGTAGATGCCATACGGCCTAATGCAGGACCTGCACGAGACAATAATGGTAATAATGCTCTTGCGCCAGCCGCTAATGCAGGTGCAAGAAAGGCAAACTCATTAAGTTGGTCTTCAGATAATTTATTGTCATCGGCTGAATCTCTTCCCATCATTTGTCCTGCGGTTCCTCCTGCAGCACCACCTAAAACTCCACCAAGTGCGGCTCCTGCTGGACCGCCGGCTAATGCTCCCAAAGCTGATCCAGCTAATGCGCCGCTGGCTCCGCCTAATGTGCCACCTGCTAATTCTCCTGCTACACCTTCGCCCAATAATCGTTTGATAGTATCTAGGTCTTCTTGACCTTCTCTAATACTTTCACCACCAACCAATTTGCCTACAGCGCCCTGTGGGCCAACCTTTTCATATGGGCCCAATTGTCCAACACGCTTTTGGTTAGCATCAAGGTCTTCCGCCACACCTTTATGGTCAGTCTTGTCTACTGACATTATTTTATTAGTGCCGTCACCCATATATAATTGATTGTTAAATTTGTAGTATAACTTATTGGGAGTTGGTCCAAATTGACTTGGGTCCCCGGGATCTTTTCCATCCATCTGTAGAGCAAGACTACGCATCAATACAGCAAGTACCCTAAGCGGTTCGTTAAATTTTGCTGTATATGGGTCTTGTTTAGTTCCTGAGCCGCCTTCTATTGTTCTATTCCAAAGTTCTCCATCTTTTGCAAAAATATTATCGGAGTTGAAAAATTTGCTCTCTTTCATATCTTGGGATTCAAACGGTATAATTGGTTTCTTTCCAACTTTAGGAATACCGCCAGCTGGGCTAACTCTAGTTGCTAGTCTATTACCTAAACTTTTTACTTCTTTACTGGTATCTGTGAAACTAGGATTCATATCATAAAACTTTTTTTGTTTTTCATTCATCCAACTAGTATCTAAACCTTTTTCCACCATATCTTCTCTGACTAAACTACCTTTGGTAACTCTTTCAATGTCTCGCTTGATTTGTGCTTTTTGTTCCAAAGTCTGTGCTTGGTCATATTTCACAGCCATTTTTTGTAGTATGGCTTCATCTTCACTACTAATATATGCTCCCAATGCACCTACGATTCCTAAACCAGCTAAGAACTTTCTTATAGCTCCCTTGCCTTCATCAAGCTCAGATTCAGGAATTCCCATTGGATTGGACGACGTTTCACCTTCTTTTAATCCTAAATTCATAGCTGCAAGATACGCTCTAAGGGTTTCTTTTTCTTGAGAAGTTAATGGTTTACCTGATTGTAATTTACTTTTTAATAAACGAATATAACCGGTATCATCACCTTGTTTATATTCATTTATTATGCTATCAGCCCACTCTTCTAATTGATTGATTTCTTTCATTTCACTTACCTTTTTATATAATTTAGAAAGAATTGGCATTACTGACTCAATTCTAGGATCAATTGTTTCTTGAACAAATAGCTCGTTAAGACTAACTTCTTCTGTAATTTCTTCACTTAGGATAGGTTGCCATGATTCAAAGTATGCATTATAACCACGACGGCCGATCATTCTGCTTAGTGTTTCTCTTAATGCCTGATAATGATTAACACCCTCTTGTATCAATATATTGGTAGATTCATTAAACTGTTTATTTTTAGTGGCTCTAACAAAGCCAGCCATTTTTGTATATTCTTCTACAAGTGAAGTAATATGACGACCTCTATCATCATAAGGTGAACCACCTTCAGCAATATGTCTAGCATATACTTTGGCTATACCAGGCTTGTTACTTGGCACAGCAAATCTTTCACCCATTGTGTTTTCTACAAATATCTTATCTATATTACGATACCTTTGCTCACCTTCACCAATTTGGCGAGTATGCTGAATAATTATCTTAACATTGGGCACAGCATCACTATAGCTACCTCTTTTACCCATTGGATAATAACTCTCACCTAAATTTTCTTTTTCTTTATTATATGTTCTTTGAGCCATATCCTTAGATAAATGATTTTTATTTTTCAATTCAAAATCTAGTTGCTTACGTTGTGACCACTGCTTAAGCATATTTCTAAAACTTGACCAACTATCACTAAATTCAGTTCCTGAGGTATTAGTATCAGGGCTATCTTCTATTTCATCGCCATAATATAGTACTAAATTTCTACTGTTGTCAATAGTAACATAAACTTTACCATATGCTTTACCATCTTTTTCAAAAGTAAATCTGAAAATATCGGCTTCTTCAGGTGATGTAGTTTTTTCTTCGGAATCCAATGGAGTTACGTCGTCGTATCTTACGGTTAGTAAATCATAAAGGCCACGGTTAAGAGTATCAGTTTGTATAGGCATAGTAATAGTATTTATCTGAATTTTTAATTTAATACCGCAAAAAATGGGAGCGGTGCTATAAACTCGTCATGGTCTCTCATATGTGATTCTAATTCATAATGATAGTCACCCAGTTGTTGTAGCATACGAACAACTAGTAAAGTACTCATTACCAAGTCATCTTGGTCGCCTATTTTGGCCGCATAGCTTCCGCCACTGGCTATAAACGTTTTTAATTCTGATATTAAACTTCTACTATTAATTTGTAATTTTTTACTTTCTAATAGAGTTTTAAATTTAGCACAGGCAGCTAATTTTACTTTATGTGAAGTATTAAATCCTTTACGTTTTTTACCAGGTTCACTTAAAAATATACCACTGATATTTGATTCACCATATTCATTGATTGATACTAGTGCTGCTTCACCTATACTATTATTTTCTATTGAATAATAAAGGTTGTTGGGTTCATTGGTACATTCTACAATATATTTGTTAATCTGTGCTAACAATTTAACTTGGTTAGGAATGTCAGTTTTATTGTGTTTCCACTCTCCAATTTGTTTAGTAGTATTTGCTTCAAAGATTTGAATCGCTGCAGGGTCTCCACCAGTTCCCAAGCTAGGATCTAAACCAACAACATATATGTTACCTTTCTCTGGTTTTTTATACCAACGAACTTGGCCCATTCTTTGTATAGGTTCTATACCTGTTAATTCAATCAGTGTATTTGGATTGATAAGAGTTTCATCTGCGATAATAAATTCCCCGCCGATTTCTCGATTAAATCTATCTTCTCCCAATTGGGCTTTCATCTCATCAGCCCATTTTTGGTCCCTACCTGGTTGCTCATGCCAATATGCTCTATAGGCTTTAAAGCCATTGACTCCTAGTTCAGTTTGATTACCGTATGAATCTTCTGTTTTATTAGCACCTTTCCAAATAAGAGCAAACTGGTCTTCATCACTATTGGGTGTGCTGGTGATAATTGCTTTACCACCGGTTGATAGAGTAGGAGTAATAGAAGTCCAAAATAATTCAGCAATACTAGGTCTAACGAATGCAAACTCATCGAGGTAAAGTAGTGTGATAGACATACCTCGACCAGTATTTTCTGTAGTAGTTGCTGATACTATACGACTACCATTCTCAAAGTCTAATGAACCTTTATTGTATGTAGTAACACCTGCTTTAATATGATCAGGACAGTTTTCATATGCATACCTCACGCGGTTCATAATCTCTTGTGCGCCGGTATACTTATGTGCTGCTATAAGAATAGTAGAGTCAGGATTAAACATGGCATACCAAAGTAAATATCCTGCTGCACTGGTACTTTTACCACTTTGACGAGGCATCAAGCTAATACTAAAACGATAGTTATGATATGTATGAATTAACCGTTCTTGATAAGCCCATGGGTGATAAACCATGCTGCCTTTGGTAGGATGTTGTATGTAAAAGAAGTTATCCATGAAATATAGATAACCGGTTACTGGATCACAACACTTGATAAAATCTTCTAATTGTTTTTGTGTTGCGAACTTGGTTTTTACATACGGTGTTTTTACTAATGTAGAAGTTCCGCTCATACAATTATTTAGTAACGGGTACTATTTGGAAAAAGGATCTTCGCCTGTAAGATGTGGTTTTGCAAACATAACTTTGAACCAAGCTTGATCACCAGGTTTGATATTATTCTCACGAATATATTGTGCTTTTTTAGCATTTAGTTCATGGTCTACGGTTGCTGATTCACCAGTAATTTTACCAGCTCCACTTAATCTTTTTAAATCGTCAAGAGACATGTCCTTCTCAGGAACTGTGTCCCTGAGTTTAGAATAACTACGCTGTATTTTTGCTTGTTGGAATGGATCGAACATAATTAATTCAAATACCAAGTTGTACCCACATAAGTAGCAATTATTATTTGACCCTGTTGACTAGGTTGATTACCGACTACTGTAGCAGGACTTTGTGCGGCAATAGTAGTGCCAGGGTTGCCTGTGTGAACTGCATCGGCAATTTGATATTGACGACCGGTTGAAGCACCGTTTGCTGCGTTGGGTAATGTGATAGTTTTATTTTTAGTTGTAGTACCAATCCAATAATCACTATTAGTTGCGGTGTAGTTTACTGCTGTTAAGTGCGTACCAACTGTCCAACCACTAACATTTATAGCACCGTTAGCATCACGCACTACAATTGTATTTGCTGTATTTGCTGTAGTAGCATCTGTAATGATGGTAGCCGTATTACCTACAGTAGTTGCTGCAATATGATTGCTACTATTTAATGCATTGGGTAATATAGTAGTAATTGCACCAACACCAGGATTAACTACCCAACTTAAAGTATTTGACCCGTTAGTCTGTAAAATATAATTAGCACCACCACCTGCTATATGTAGGTTTGCTACAGAACCAATATTAACGTTGCTGGCATTAGCAAAGTTAACCACACCATTGCTTGTCAAGCCAGTTAGTGTACCTACACTAGTTATATTTGGTTGAGCATTTGTATAAACAGTACCTGCAACAAGAGCATTTGCAACTTGACCTACAATGTTACCAGCTGGTAAACCTGTTAGTCGGCTACCGTTACCAATAAAGTAATTTGCTTGAGAATTGCCCGGCGTTACCAAACCAGTATTACTGATTGTTAGAACAATGTCATTGCTTGTAGTACCACCTGCTACAAACTTAATAGTTTTTGCTGCCGTGTCAGTACCAATGACTAGATTGCCCTTATTCATGTACAAATAACCATCATTTGCTAATGTGCTACTGAATGCCGGATCAGTATAGTTACTGCCATTAATACCTAAATCAATGAAATGATTACCATCATCACCTATGTCATTTACTAAAACTAAGTCACTTGATGCTTGTGTACCAAGACTATGATTTTGACTTATGATTTGACTATAACTGTTGACATTGGCATCTACTTGAACATAGGCATTTGGATAGTCTAATGCTTCGTTTAATAATCCAAAATGTCCACCGTTCTGAACATTTAAGAAATCAATGCTGGCGTTGGCTGCGTTAAAATCCAATGTTGTTAAATTAGCTCCGTCGGTGTTCCATGCATTGTTTGGTAAGTCATAAAGAATACTTACTTTGTAACTTGAACTATTGTTACCAAGAACAATACCACCCTGATCAATCTGACTGTTACTTGTTGAGTTAGCTGCCAAGTATAATACTTTGCTATCTAGGTTAGCACTGTTAGCAGTGGTTGTCGTACCGTTGACTGTTAAGTTACCGGTAATTGTTAAGTTAGCAAAAGTCAAGGTTGAACTTGTGTTCAAATCCTGCGGGGCACTGATGTTGAAATTTTGTCCACCTAAATCAGTGACAATGATTCTGTTTGCTGTACCGGTGATGCTCTGTACACCGATAGCGTCTATACCAACATCACCTACTGTAGTAGTTTGCGATAGGCCAACACCAACTGTTACACTGGTAACTGCGCTGGTATCATTGAAGGCTGTATTTTGGTAAGTATTATCAGCAAAGGTAATACCACCGTTACCAGGCAGTGTTAAATTGCCATCTGTACCAAAATTCCATATATTACCATTGGAAATAATGTTGATATTTGAATCGGAACTTACGTTAGCGTTTCCGGCTACATCTATAATAATATTACCAGGCGTTGTTAGGTTGCCATCTAGTCCAAATTGCCAAGTGTTGAATACTATGCCAGCATTGCCTACACTGGTTTGTACATAGGCTCCGTCATCCTGGGCATAGAATTGTTGATAACCTGTGTCACCGTTGGTAATACCGGCTGCCTGTCCCGGAGCACCTGAGATAAATCCATTAATAATTGTAGAGCCATCTGGTAATGTTAAATTACCAGCTACACCAAAGTTCCAAGTATTACCAACTTCAGTACTAGTATTGCCTACAAATAAGTTTAATCCGTTTCCTACAGCATCATCAACTGCTATAATGCCACTTGGTGGCATTATTAATCTACCTACAGTGTCACTATCAAATAAGAATGTATGACCTTTGGATTTGATATAAACGTTTCCACCAGCATCTAAGGTAAGATCATCAGATAAAGGACTAATAGTTGAATTAGCCGGTACAGTTAAATTACCGGTACTGTCAAAAATCCAACTATAACTGTTGATATTGACTTCTAAATTACCATTTGGGTTCTCTATGTTAGCATAACTGGTATCATTAAAAATTTTATTAGTATTAATATCAGTAAGTTGTGACCCGTTACCTATAAAATAACTAGCGTTGACATTTCCTGCTAGATTGGCATTGCTGCCATCAAAAATAAAATTAGCAGAACCATAAAAGTTCCCATCGCCGTTATTAATTTGTACTGCATTTACTGGACCGCCTGGTTGACCATTACCAACAGGTCCGTTAATTAGAAATCCACCGGGGGTATTGCCATCACTATAATAGAATGCATTTAAGTCAGGGTTCCACCAAATACGGCCTTCTTGACCTACAAAATTTGCTGCATTAGCAGTAGCTTCCTGTACATTGCCGTCTACGAAGTTATCACGGCTAGTAAATAGTTTCTGAATAAAAACTGTATTGTTGGTGTTACCATTACTCATAGTAACTCCTTAAACGTCTAAAGGTTCGTCATCGCCTAATGCATCCAGTACTACTGGATTAAGCCCAGCATTCTTTTTTATAAGCTCTAGTTCATCATATGAATGAGACTTTGGATCTTGTTCATCACACTCCTCATCATCATATACGCTTTCAACACCAGTGGCTTTCTTTAATAATTCTATTTTCAGTTGCAATGGAGGAATCATAATATCATCAGGTTGATGTGCTAAATCATCATCACAACCATAATCATCAGCCATTTCAACTTCAGGCTCTTGAGGCATTATTCTAGGTGATAATCTACCAGGGGCACCAATTGGTCTTTCTGATTGCTGTTTTGCATCAATCATGTCGGCTAAGTTACGTAATATCTCACTAGGTTTCATATTGTATTCCTTTATGTAATTTTACGGCTAGCCATAAAAATACTCTCATATAGAGAGTATTTATCGTTTTATTTTATGTCTAGAGGCCTAGCTTTAGTGGCCAATATGCAAAAAAACCTTTCTTTAACAGGAGTAGTTTCACCTTCATCATTGGGAATTTCTAAATTAAACTCTAATATATTAAAGGTATCAACATTGAATCCAGTACGATCAAGCAATGCTGATAGCTGAGCAGCACCAAAAATACTATAATGGTTCAAATTATATTCGTGTTTTCTCTCACAGTCAGGAGCAGGTACTTCAATATAAATCTTACTATTTTGTTTTAGAACCCTGTTATATTCCATTAAACTGAATATTGGATATGGGCTATGCTCTAGTGCATGTCTAAGAAATATAAAATCTACGCTTTCATCATAATAACCCTGTTCTTGTGGTAAAAATGATAAGTCATATTTTTTAATAGTATGCCCTTTACTTTCACAAAGGCTAACGTCATTAGGACTAAGTGTTACCCCAACTAAATTTGTGTATTCCCTAGCTTTCATTTCATCTAGGAAATAACCCGGGCCACATCCCAAATCTAAGATTAAAGCATCTTTAGGTAAATTTAATGGGTCAACATAATTTTTTACCATTTCGCCTGTAAGCTGTTTATGGTAACCACTTTCGCCTTCATCATATAGGTGACATTGGTAAAGATAGTCATTATAAAACTTAAGTTTTACTAGGTCTAGGGTGTTATTAATATCAATCATTGAGAACCTTATAATTTATACAAATTACTTATTCTCAATGATGAGTGTTGATTTATTTTCTTTTGTAACCAGCAAAGGGCTTATGTGGGCTTACTTTATTAATAAAGTCCGGTTCTCTTCTGTCATCATCTGTTGCTGATTGAACTGGGGTACCGATAGAAGTATAAGCATGGTGCAACATATCATGCTCTTCTTTAGTGTAAGGAGCAGCCATATTACTTCTACCAACCCAACTTTCTCCAGTTGGTTCATGACTAAATGCTTTTCCATTTGAACTTGCAACTGCCATCATAGCACGATTTAAATCATAAGTTCTATCAGCAGTACCGGCTACTCTATGAATCATGCCCATAACCGATTTTGCATCTGAATGCAATTTACCTTTTTTCTTACCATGCGATCCATCGTCTGCTGTAGCTTCAAATATAAATTCTGTTGCTCTCATCTTGCATATCCTTTAAACGGTTTTATTGGGCTAGGCTTATTTTCAGGTGAAAATTCATACCCAGATGACATTGGCACTGCTTTTTTTCCACCAGGAATATTAATATATCCTAATGCTTTATTTATTATTGATCCATCTTCATACTGTGTTGACACTATAGCATTTTCACTAAAAGGACTTTCCCCTGAAAACTCACCATCATTTCTTTTCTGACCATCCCTAACTTTATCCCAATCACCTTCCTCACTTCTAGCTCTAGCGATAGCGACCCCAAATCTATAAATTTGATAAGGATCTCCTGAAGTTAAATCAGGGATGATGAACAAATTTCTTTCAGTAATGAATTCTTTTGCTCTCACCTTTTGTAACCCTTAAATGGCTTCATTGGGCTAGTTTTGGTAACATCGCTAGTTTCTTCACTTTTGGGTGTACTTACCCTCTTTTTACCTTTCATACCCATAGCTTTAAGTGCATCATCAATGTAAGGCCCTACATCATGGCCATATGATACTACGATTTCGCTTTCACCAAATGGTCCTTCTCTAGACATACTGCTAACACCATCTTGTTTACGTTTTTCAGCGCCTTTTGCACCTGCAATTGCTACTGAAAATCGGTACTGTAGGTAAGGATCTTGATTTGGTAATTCAGGAATTATATAAGTGGCAGGAAGAGCACCTGCTTGAGCAGGTACTAATTTTTCTTGTAAACTCTCAGTAATGAATTCATGTGCTCTCATACTTGCTCTGTAGTTATAAACAATTCATTTTCTGTAGACATGTCAAATCCTTCTACGTAACCATCTAGCTGTAGATTTAGACCAGGAATATCAACACCAATAAAAGTAACCTGAGAAGAGATAAAATGTAGTAAAGTAGCGTTTCCAATAGGATTGACTAGTACACGGACGTTAGAATTGAACACATCCATATCATAATTAGTAATTGCATTTCCATTAATGGTAGTACCATAACCGGTAAATCTTACACTAGCATTATCATTTGTAATCTGTGCTGAAAGCGTAATGTCTTGGCTATCTGATGTTAATGGGTTACTTGATCTAATTTGAAGCATGGCCTGTGTAAAGGTTGCAACAGGAGCAGTATAAATTACTTGATTGGCAGAATTTCCTATAGAATACGCAGTGGACGTACTAAACGTGGTGTTGAATAAACTGGTAAAATTATTGTTTATTTTAGCGAAAGCCGTACGTAACGGATCACCTTGTCCATCGTTAGGAGATGTACCTATATTAATGATTTCTTGTGTAGACATAATTCATAACCTCATAATGTATTTATGAGTTATTTTTGATTTACATCTTCAAATATTTTTTTCTGTTCAGTATACCATTCTTGCCAACCTTCAACTTTGGTTGCACAATTATAGTATGTTACATAGTTTTCTACTACTGTTTTTAACATGTCTGTAATTGCTACCTTATCACTATTTTCTACAGGCTTTAATGGTTCACATTTTTCTGATAATGCTGTGGGGTATGGAGGAAATTTACGCTCTATAGGAACAGGTGTGGCAGCACAGGCTGATAATAGTAATATCAATGGTATTAACTTTTTCATTTCTTCTCTCCCGAAGATTGATTAGTTAAGTTTATAACTTTGTTATGTTGCTCAATAATTTCTTGTGGTACTGGGCAGTTTTCTATATACTTGATAATCTCTTCTTTTTTAACGATTTCTTTATCAATATATTTGATTATATCATCGCCCTTTTGTTTAATTACTTTGGTTTTGTTGACAATCTTTTCTTGTATTTCTACTGTTTTTTCTACAGCTTTAGTTTCAGATACAGCAACTTTGGCTTCAACTTCTTTTACTTTCATCTGCCATAGTCGTTCATTTTCTAACCCGCCTTCTAAGTATAAGGCAAGAGTTAGTACTAATATACTGATAATCTGAATAGGGAGTTTATATTTACCTATGAATGGTATAAACCCTAATACGAACCCTAGTATTACTCCAAAAATACCAACTGACAATAAAACATGTATGGCATAACTAGGTAAAACAGATAATATCCACATGCATATATTTATCTGCCTCAAATAATTTAATCAAATTTTAACTTGAAAAAAGTGTACTTTTCTCTGGGCAATTTAGCGGTAACACAATACCTATAACCAAATGTATCATGATCCAGGTGTCTATGCCAAGTTGGTAGTTCTATAGAATTTTCCATAATCCACTTACCCTTTTCTGTTTGTTGAAATTCCCAAAGGGGTTGAGCGGCATAGATATCAGGATCTTCAGCATCACCTACACTGAAGTAATGTACTTTAGTTTCTATATAGTCTTTCATATTGCCATCTCCGCTTTAATTGGCCCGTGACTATTATATCCTTCTAGGTGAATATCATTCATAGTCATTGTAAAAATGTCTGTTTTTTCTACAGGCAACATTAATGTAGGTAATGGCAATGGTTCGCGGGATAGTTGTTCTTTAACTTGTTCTATATGGTTTTTATAGATATGAGTATCACCGGTGCTAATAACTAATTCACCTACTTTATAGTCACAATGATGAGCAATTAAATGAGTGAGTAGGGCATAACTAGCAATATTAAATGGGAGACCCAAGAAAACATCCACTGACCTCTGATACATGTGACAAGACAATTCACGATTTTTATTTACATAAAATTGACTCATCATATGACAAGGTGGCAATGCCATTTGATCTAGTTCACCTGCATTCCAAGCACTAAGAATATGTCTACGACCATTGGGATCTTCAATCAATCCTTTGATAAGATTTGCCAATTGGTCAACCGATCTTTCTAATACGGTCGAATCGTAATGTGTTTTATCAAGCTTGCCATGCTGTACATAATGCTTAGAAGATTTAATAGTATTAACTTTCCAATCTCGCCATTGTACTCCGTATACTCTTCCTAAATCGCCCTCAAATTTAGCCCGATTTTTCCAATAAGGTGCTAGTGCATTAGGAGTCCAAATAGTAACAGTACCATCTCTAGTACCATGTGTAATTTCGGCCAAACGCCTCTCAGAGGACGAACCTTCAATAAACCACAATAGTTCTCCAACAACCGCCCTCCATGCTAGTTTTTTAGTAGTAATAGCAGGAAATCCTTTTCGCAAATCAAATCGTAGTTGTCTACCAAAGACTGATAGTGTACCTACACCAGTCCTATCATCTTTATCTTCACCGTTCTCTAGTATGTCTTTAAGTAAATCTAGATATATTTGCACATTTATTTCCAATAGTCAGGGTAATCTCGTTCCCAAATTTCATATGCATGGTCACTATGGACCTCTTCATGAGAAATTCTAAACTCGCTATGTAATTTTCTTAAGTCTATAAAAGTATCGCAGGCATATTCAACAAAGGTAGTAGTCAAATGAACTTTAGTAATTTGTTCCCAGCAGGATTTAATCAAATTAGCGCCGCCCATTATCCAAGGATCATGTAAGTACTTAAAGTCATCTAACTTAGTAATTACTTTAATAGAATCAGGTACTTCAAGCGGTCTTGAAGTTATTACTACATTGTACCTATTGGGTAACGGTTTAATTGGAAGACTATCCCAAGTATTACGGCCCATGACTATAGTTTTGTCTTGTGTTAGTCTTTTGAAGCGTAGCAAATCACCTTCGATTTTACTCCAAGGTAATTTGTTTTTGTAACCTATGCCACCTTTTGGATCACAAGCCACAATCAAATTCATAGGCCGTTAAGTAATCTATCAGTTTCAGGTTGAACTGTATCGGCAATACTTTGAACATTCAGAATAAATTCTACGCTGGTTACCAAATCATCTAATTCAGTTAATCTTTTATTAACCAAATCTTCTACTTGTTCTGGTTCTAAACCTTGATTTAAAAATTTCTCAATATTCAGAGTTTGCTGTTTCTTCCCTATTAACTTAATTACTACTTTTTTAATAAAACCAATAGGGATTTTTTGTTTTTCTACATCTTCAAGGATGTGTTCCCATTTTTCAATAAATTCAGGTGACATTATGCAACCACTTTAGCTCTTGATTTCTTTACTTTTGGTGCCGGGGTCTCTACCACAATCGATGCTTCCCCAGTAGGTGATACATTAGGATCAAGTGACCTTGCTTCTGCCTTTAAACGTTTTGCTTCAGTCATAAGGCCTTGTGCTTCACTTTCCATCTTAATTGCTTGATCCAATCGCTGTTTAGCTAATTGTTGATCACCTAATGCATCACCGCTTGGTTGAACAGGTGGATTTTGTGGTCCGCGCATCTTTCTGATAACTTCAGACTTGGTTTGCATTCCCATGCTCTTATCCATTTCAGCTAATCGTTTTACAGCCTCTTCACCCTGTTGCATTTCATCTAAAATCTTATTCAATTCATCTAGTCTAATCTGAGTATTAGGTTGAGGAGTCATTACAATTTGAGCAGTTTGAACCTTTTTCAATTGTCCTTCAAGGTGAAGAGTTTGCAAAATAGGTTTACCATCTTTGGTATAGGTACGATGTAATGCATCAGCTAAATTTTGACTATTCTGTCCAATATCACTTTCAATACATTTAATAAGTGGATCATGAATATGCATATTCAACGTTTCTGTATATGTGACTAAACACATATGTGATTCACCGGGTACTTCGCGGAAGATTACTGCAACCTTACGATCACCATGTTTTCCAACATGTCTTAAAAAACTCATATCATATTCTCCTTGATTATGTGATTATTTAATTGATTTTTACTGTACAGTAAAAATTTATCAAGACCAAGCCAACTCATAAAGAATTGCTTCTTTAGGGTCTTCAAATGCAGGAACAAATTTCTTATTTCTTGTTATATAATCACTAGCTTCAATTAATGCGAACCTACCTCGAAGGTTATTAAGAATCCAAAATTTAGATTCTTCGGTAACATGGGTACTAGTCGTAACGAAATGTGGAGGTTTGAAAGAAACTTCCCTAGTACTAAACCAAGTTGTAAAATCAATATCCGTCATTGAGTTAGTGTGGCTAGCATTTTATATTTTTCATACGCATCTAGTACTGCGGGTGAAGAGTTTGTATTGGTTGGCACTACTTCTAACCAAAGGTCTTGAAAAGCAAAGGTAATAGGTAAATACTGACCATCTGAATACAGCCTGGGTTGGTGAATCCTACCTGAATTATAAAGTTTACCAGCTAAGTCTGAGACAGTTTCAAAATCAAATCTTGAGAAGTCGTACCTTTGAGAATTCCTAGCGTACTGATTACCTTCGTCATAATACAACTTAATTACCCCAACATACTGCTCATAGGTTTCACACTTAGTCCTAGTAATAATCATCAAAACTTGGTCCTCAGACACTTCGCCCCTTAGGATACTTTGTAAGCAACCGCCCAAACTAGTACCAATATATATCATAGTGAATTTTCTTTTTTGATAAGGTTATAAACTACTAACAACCTATCTAATACATCATTTAATGATGGATTTGTTTTTGCTAATTCTCTTATATCTTTCCAAACTTCGGCTTGCTCTTGTTCATTGATACGAGACCAAGCCTTTTCACTCATTGATATTAACACTCTTTCTGTAGATCCCGCTTTCCTAGCATATATAGTTTCCCCCTTATCGGGGGATTCATATATCAAATCAATCCTCAGTATAAATTGCGAATGTACCGAACGGGGGATTTGGATCCTTGTCACCGTGAATGATCCATGTAGTATCACAGTAGTCAGGGTCTCCCCAGCTACCACCAGGGTAGCCATCTGTGAACACAATCAAACGCTTGGGTACAATTGCGTTTTCTTTAAGATAACTAAAGATACAATCAAAATCAGTGCCACCTCCACCAACTGGTTCATATGAATCAATTGTATCCAAGTTTTCGCTAGTAAAGTCCTGTGGGTTATAAGTTTCTGTATCAAAACAGAATACATGCACTCGGTATCCATCAAATGCATCCATCATACCGGCAATCTCACCCAAGAATGCCTGAGCTTGTTTATCAGTAATAGACCCTGACATATCAAGACTAACTACAACATCAATTTCTTCACCCGGGGTCATGCCAGGCATGATAGCATCCATGTGCCAACCGCGACGATTGGGACGCATAAAACTAAAGTCGGTGCGAATGGCACTTGTCAAGTTAGTTTGAATCAATTCACGCCAAGGCATTACTGGATTAGTATGTTGTTTGATTAGCCGCTCAACACCTTTAGGAATAGAACCTGCCTCAGCACCTTGTGCAGCATTGATAATAGCCTGCTTTACTTCTTGGCGAACACGTTCACGTTCCTCAGGGCTCATCTTAGGACGCTTTTTGCCCTTACCGCTACCATCAACCTCTTCGCCTTCACCATCATGGGATTCCTCACCTTCCATATGATCATCAATCATTTGGTCGATCAAATCCTCGACATTAATCTTTTCTACCTTATCGTAAAGGTCATCATAGATTTCTTCGGCTGACTTACCGTCATATTTTGCTTCGTACAAGCAAGGAACCGTTTTGATGAATTCCCCGACCTTATGCCGTTTCAGATCGGCATTAACGGCGTAGTCATCAGCAATGTTCCAAAGTTGGGGATCACGGGTGCCTCGACGACCAATATGATCATATACTATATGTAGTACTTCGTGCCCCACCAAGAATTCAACTTCCTTGGGCTTGAGCATCATAATGAACCGAGAATTGTAGTATAACTTCAAACCGTCGGTTGCGGCCGTAGAGCACCATTCATCAGCGTTGACCAATTGCATCCGAGTCGCAAGGTTGCCAAAAAATGAATGACGGAGAAGCAGACCAATGCGGGCAGTTACCAACCGCTCACGGGCATTGAAGTCTACTTTGGCATCGGTAGGACCGACCAAGTTTTCAAATTTTTTACTGCGTTTGCGCTTTTTAGTTGGGGCAATAACGTCGCTCATCTTCACTCCTTTATCGTATATATGCTATATTGTAACATACACCGTATTTAATTGTCAAATAAAGAAAGGGGAGGAGACTCCCCTTTCTTTAGTTACCTGCTTCTACGATATACTTGCCGTACTTCTTGTGGAAGTCATCAAAATGTTTCAACTGACTGGGTTCGATCGGAAGACGATACGTTTTCAGAGCAACCTTCGCACCCATCACAACCAACTCAGTTTCAAAGTTAGCCATGATATAGCTGAAGAAATTATCAGCCATTTCGTGGAACTGTTTGGTGTTGACACGTTTATTGTCCAATGCGTCCTTCAATTCATAGCACAGGCTAATCGTGAGGGAGTACATTGCTGACACTTCCTTGACACGTAGTTCCTTGATCTTACCTGCGAGAATATCACTAGGCTCGGGCATCTGACCTGCAACCTTACGATGTGCCATAAACTTAACAGCAAGACCTTCACCAACACTACCTGCTACCAAGTTGAACAGGGTATCAGAGTCCGTATCCTCTTCATCATTCAGCAAATCGCTGACAAAGCACCAGCTACGGGGTGTAGCGAATGCGCGGCTAGAGGATTTTGAATCAAAGTCATAGAGATCCTGCTTAGCGAACGACAGATAACCAACCACATCCTTGTGAATGCCTTTGTTAACTGCCCAGTTCTGCCAAGAAGCGAAATCGGGGCGCATTTCAATATGCAAAAACCGATTAGCAAGGGGCATGGGCATACGATAAGTAACACCTTTGTCACTATCACGGTTACCTGCCGCAACAATAACCACGTTATCAGGAAGCTTGTACTTACCAACACGGCGATTGAGAATCAACTGATACCCTGCAGCCTGTACAGCAGGGGCAGCCGAGTTCATCTCATCCAAGAACAGAACCACGATTGGATACTGACTAGCAAGATCCTCGTCAGGGAGATCAACTGGGGGAGCCCAGTCCATCTTACCAATGTCTTTATTGAAGAAGGGAATACCACGAATGTCAGTGGGTTCCATTTGTGCCATACGCAAATCAATCATAAAACCACCGAGCTCCTCGGTGATTTCGGAAACTACCTCACTCTTACCGATACCGGGAGGACCCCAGAGAAACACGGGACGCTTGACCTTGAAAGCCTTGAGAATTGCCTTACGGGCCTGAACACTAGTAACGGTGAGATTGTCAGATACTTGAGCCATTTCTTACTCCTGTTGAAAAAACTACGATAAAAAGATTATAGCAACTGCCTGAATTAATGTCAAGCAGAGGTTTTAGTGATTGTGCCTTGGTACAATAATTGATACATTTCAGCCATGCTTTGCAAATAGAACTGCATGACCTTACCAGTTGGGGTAGTTAAAGTGAATGTCATTTGAAATATCCATAAGGGATGCCAACAGTGTAGCAAAGGTACTCATCGTCACCATCGGTATCCTCAGCCTCGTGAATCCAGCGCAGTGCCATTGCACGGTC